TGGGATTTCGCCAGCACTTTGTTCGCCTAGTGACAGAATAAAGTGAATCCAATTCATGATGACAACAGAAATAGTTACTGTATAATCAAATTCATTGACAGGAGGATATATGGCATCAACTGGCGGCGTTAAGCTGGGATCAACCTATGATGAGGCCAGAACAAGAAAGCTGAACGCAGAAGCGGAGATTGCGGAGCTTGAGTTGGCTAAAGTCAGGAATCAACTGGTATTGGTGGAGGACGTAGTAAAAGCGTGGACCGATACCCTATCTAATCTTAAATCTAAAATGACTAGCATTCCGTCTAAGGCTGCGCCTATAGTGGCGAGCGAAACGGAGATAGGAGTAGTCCAAGAGATTTTGACTGATTCAATCAACGAAGCACTGGAAGAGTTATCAAATTATGACCCAAAAGTTTCAGCGGCGAGGACTAGCAAGCCTAAAGGACCATCTGCGGGAGGTGATGAAGACACTGAAGCCGCCACCCCGCCTAAGCGTAAGCGAGTGGGCAGACCGTCAAAGGCGACTAGACTCTCAGACTAGCGCAGAGGCTGGAACGTGGCGAACGTCTCGCGCTGAGTACCAGAGGGGCATTATGGATGCCTGTTCTGATTACAATATAAAAGAAGTCGTTGTTATGGCTGGCGCTCAGCTGGGCAAGTCAGAGGCATTGCTCAATATCATTGGCTATCACATTGACCATGACCCCTGCCCGATTCTGATGCTACAGCCTACAGAGTCTATGGCTCAGTCGTTCTCAAAGGATCGTATTGCTAACGGGCTACTTAGGGCAACGCCTTGTCTGTTTGGCAAGGTAAAGGACCCAAGGGCGAGAGACTCTAACAATACCACCTTGCACAAGATCTATCCTGGCGGCAGTTTGTCTCTGGTTGGCGCTAACTCTCCGGCGGGACTTGCTAGTAGGCCGATCAGAATAATCCTCGCAGATGAGGTTGACCGATTTCCAGCCTCAGCAGGAAGTGAGGGTGATCCACTTTCGCTGGCTCGCAAGAGAACCTCTACCTTCCACAACTCTAAGGTCATTGCGGTCAGTACTCCGACAATAAAAGACGTTTCTAGGATTGAGGACGCTTACGAGAAGTCAGACAAGAGGCAGTATTACGTCCCGTGTAAGCATTGTGACCATTATCAGACTTTGGTATGGGCCAACGTGAGATGGGTTGATAGCAATCCTGACACTGCTGGTTATATGTGCGAAGAGTGCGGTGGCTTATGGTCTGATGCTGATAGGCGATGGTCTGTCCGCAACGGACAATGGGAAGCGTCAGAAGAGTTCAAGGGCATCGCTGGGTTCAAGATATCTGGACTGTATTCTCCTTGGACAGCACTTGCTGACGGTGTTCGTGAGTTCCTGTCGGTCAAGAAGAATCCTGAGCAGCTTAAAGTATGGACCAATACTTACCTAGCCGAGCCTTGGGCGGACGCTGGTGTCACTATTGATGAGATGAACTTATTCCAACGTAGAGAATCATACGACAAGGTTCCTAACGAAGTGGTCATCATTACTGTCGGAGCAGACGTACAGGATGACAGATTAGAGCTGACCTTTGTTGGATGGGGCCGTGATGAGGAATCTTTTGTGTTAGGGCATGAAGTCTTGCCTGGAGATCCGTCAACGCCTCAACTGTGGTCAGCCCTAGACTCTCAGTTAGCTAGGACGTTTGAGACAGAAGACGGAAGGATGCTTGGCGTTAGAGCTACGGCAGTAGATTCTGGTGGTCACTTTACAAACAGTGTTTATCAGTACTGCCACAGAAACTTTGCTCGCAGAGTCTTTGCGATAAAGGGTGTTGGCGGAGAAGGCAGGGCTATTGCCGGTAAGCCATCAAGGAATAATGTGGTAAAGTGTCGCCTATTTCCTATCGGTGTTGATACCATTAAAGATCTTGTCTTTGCGCGTCTTAGAATTGACGAGCCTGGAGCAGGATACATAAACTTCTCTGATACGTTGAACGAAGAATACTTCCGGCAGCTTACGGCTGAGAAGATAATAACCAAGCTTGTCAGAGGGTTTAAAAAGAGAGTCTTCCAGAAGATAAGAAATCGTAATGAGGCTTTAGATTGTTATGTTTACTCTCTAGCCGCTTATAGTATAATCAACGTATCTGTCAATAGCATTGCGGATAAAATTCAGGCAAGATCTGAAAGACCAGAGGTTCCTGAAGAGCCAGAGGTCCAGCCTGTAACTAGAAGAAGGCCAGTGCAACGAAGGCCTAGACAAAACTATACCAACGCATGGCGGTGAAATGGCAAACCTATTTGATGCTAGTAATTACCCAAGCCAAGAACCAGAAACCTTGGTGATCGGTGATAGGTGGGTTTGGCAACGTCCTGACCTTGTTACGGACTACCCTACAGATGAGTACGCTTTAACGTACGAATTTCATTGCGACTCTGGCGGCGGCGGTAGTCATAAGTTTACCGTTACAGCTTCAGAGACTACTACGGCGTATGTAATAGAGGTTAGTTCGTCAACGACAGCCGGTTATACTGCCCATCAATACAAGTGGTACGCTTTCATAACCAGAACTGCTGATTCACAACGAGTTGCTGTAGATAATGGCATAACCACTCTTGTGGTGAACTATGCCGACAGCAATGCGGATGTAAGAACCCACGCTAAGAAAGTCTTAGACTCTATTCAAGCTGTTATAGAGAACAGAGCAACGGTGGATCAAAGCTCATTCACAATCGCTGGCAGAAGCCTATCTAGAATGACCATAGACGAATTGTTCATGGTTAGAGACAGATACCGAGCCGAATACAACGAAGAAGTCAAAAAGGCTAGAATCAGAAACAAGAAGCCGTCTGGCAATTTAATTGGAGTAAGATTTTAATGGCTTGGAACCCTTTTAAACGAAAAGAGATCCGCAAACAGATCAAGATGCAAAGATCGTTTAAAGGTGCTCAGGGTGGTCGGTTATTCTCCGACTTTTTTAGTTCTTCAGCTTCCGCAGATCAGGAACTAAGGCAAGCACTGGTCACTTTACGGAACAGAAGCCGTGAGCTATCACGAAATGATGCTTATGTAGCTAGATACCTAAACCTACTAACGTCTAACGTGGTTGGACATAACGGTATTAGGGTTAATGCTAAGTCCAGAGACTCTGACGGAACCTTGGATTCTGTCGCAAACTCAACGATTGAGGCGGCGTGGAAGAAGTGGTCTAAGAAAGGTAACTGCACTGTGGACGGTCAGATGTCCATGATTGACTGTCAAAGGATGTTTATTGAGGCTCTAGCCCGTGATGGTGAGGTCCTAATCCGACAGATCACGGACCCTACAAGCGAATTTGGCTATAAGATTGAATTTCTGGAAGCAGATCACCTTAACGACACTAAAAACGAGATCTACACTAACGGCAACAAGGTTGTCATGGGTGTTGAGATCAACGAAAAGCGTAAACCTGTCGCGTATCACTTATATAAGAACCATCCAAACGATTTAGGGCTTAATCAGAGCAATGAGACGATTAGAGTCCCAGCAGAAGAGATAATTCACGCCTTTGTACGCCAAAGACCTGAACAGACTCGCGGATACCCGTTTGTGGCGCCTGTGATGGGCAATATTAAGATGCTGAATGGGTATTATGAGGCTGAGATCACTGCGGCTAGGGTGTCTAGCGCCAAAATGGGTTTCTTTACCAGTCCAGCGGGAGATGGTTACGTTGGCGATGAGATGCAGGACGAATACACTCCGATCATGTCCGCGGAACCGGCTACGTTTGAGCAGCTCCCTGCCGGAATGGACTTTAAGGCATTTGATCCCGCTCATCCTACGACAGCGTTTGAGAGCTTTTCTACTGCTATCCTGAGAAGTATTGCGTCAGGTTTAAACATTAGTTATCACTCAATCTCAAATGACTTGTCTAGCGTGAACTATTCGTCTCTACGAGCTGGTAGCTTAGAGGATAGGGATCAATACAGGATACTTCAGAAGTTCATGGTTGAGCATTTTATTGAGCCGGTATTTAGAAGCTGGTTGAAGAACGCCATGACCCGTTCAATAAATCTTCCTATTACAAAGTACGATAAGTTTGCCGAAGGCGTGTCTTACATTCCTCGCAGTTGGGGTTGGGTAGATCCGCAGAAGGAAATGCAAGCTAATATTGCTGGACTTCAGAACGGGATTGTGACTTATCAGGATATTGAGGCTAACTACGGGCGTGACGTTGAAGAGTTATTTGAACAGCACGAACGAGAACAGAAGCTTGCTGAACAGTATGGAATAAAGACAGCCTTCCAGCCTTTTGGCATTAAGCTCCCAACAGAAGCCGAAGTTGAAGGAAGAGAAAATGCCGACACCGAATAGCGGAATGAAGTCAGAGGCCCGAAAAGGTCTTGATTGGCGTAGTGAGTTCGGTCGCGGTGGCACTGAGGTCGGTATTGCTAGAGCTAGGGACATTGTTAACGCCAAAGATCTGTCAGATTCTACAGTAAAAAGGATGTATTCGTTCTTTTCACGGCATGAAGTAGACAAGAAGGCACAAGGCTTTAGGCCTGGAGAGAAAGGATACCCGTCAAACGGAAGAATCGCTTGGGCGTTATGGGGCGGTGATGCTGGGTTTTCATGGTCTAAGAAGCTGGTAAATCAGATGAAAAAAGAAGAAAGATGGTCTGAATCTATTGACAAAGATGATACTATTGAGCCTGAACAAGAGGTGACACAAATGGAAAGACACGTTATAGGTGTTGAAGAAACCGAAGACAGCTTTATCGTTGAGTTTAGAAAAGGCGATATGGAAGCTGCCGAAGAAACTGTTGAAGATGCTGTAGAAGAAAAGGCGGCAGAATCAGATGACGAAGAATATCAGGCTATGGCCCGTGATATGGTTTCTGACAAAGTAATTTACAGGACAATTGACCTTTCTCGTGGAGCTATTGACGAAGAAAAGCGTATTGTCCGAATTGGTGTTTCATCAGAG